ACGCTGACGGTCGGCGCAGTTCCGCCGGTCAGTGTGGTCAGGTTTGCGCGAACCATTGCAACAGGGGAGCCCGTTACGAAGAACAGCGCTGCCGTTGCCGTAAGTTCGCCGCCAGTAAAGGCATGGGATACAAGCGTGAACCACGTCGCCCCGTCAAGTGATCCTTCCAGATCCACAGTGACGGCGGTTGGTGCACCAGTTATCGTGGCTTGTACGGTATGGGTGGAGGTCCACGGAGAGGCTTTGACACCTGTTCCGACTCCGGTGGCTGTTACTGCTGATAAAAGCTCTACGCTCATGCTTAACTCCAGATAGATCGAATTCTATACATGTCATACAGCGCAGCAGCGCCAGGCGGGAGCGCAACTTCATCGGCGCAGTCACCACGATTTTCATACAAGGCCAGCACGTGTTGCAGGATACCCTGCCGGAATTCCTCGGGCACATCCGTAGTTGCGGCGCCATAGCCAGCAACAAATGTAACCCGAACCGCTTGCTCCTGAGCATCCTGATTGGTTGGCCAAACCTGTCCTACCTTCAGCGATAGCCGCCTGTAGTCATTGCCAAAGTTCAGTTGCCACACAGTCGACGCCACTGCGGTCCATACCCCAGCAACCAGATACTCGACTGCGGAAACGGAGGAGATCGGTGCACGGCGCAACTCCAGTGAGTCACAGAAGTCATCCCGATAGGTCTGGTATGTTCGGTTGATCAGGTCACGCCCGGTGTACTTCTCAGCGTAGTCCGTTGCCGCTTTGATCAGGGAAGTGATCAGTGTGTCGTCGGTGGAATCACTGACCTTCAAATGTGCCTTGGCTTCCGCCAGTGTAACCGGAGTGGTACCGGGCGCGGCCGTCACGATGTACGGCCACGCCTTTCTCACCCGGTTACCACTGACGATCATCAGCCATCAACCGTAGTCAGCAGCAGTCATTACGCGGGAAACTTCCACCCGGCCATCCGGGAACTGCACAGCGACGTAGAAGCCGGTCTTGGCAGTATCGGTGATTTCCAGCGTGTAGATGCCGGTTGCCAGCGGTTGAACCAGCAGTGCCTTCTTTGCGGTCAGGACGCCGAAATCAGCGCCAGATGCAGCCTTAGCCTGGACAGTGCCAGACGCTGAGGTAGCGGTCAGCCCAACGCCAGTTGCGGCATCGGATAGCCATACCTTGAGCGGCTGAGGATGCGCCACAGCGCTACCGTGACCATCCAACAGTGCAATGGCTACTTCCGCGACATTAGCGGCACCAGCGGTAAAGGTGAAGCTCACCTGTGTGTTGAGCAGTACTCCTTCGGCGAACGGCGCATTGTCAGAACCGCTCCCCTTCGGCTGCTCGTTGCCAAAGTTTGCTTGCGTCATTGGTTACTCCTTTTCGGCCGCACGACGGCGACCACGTGGTTTGCGCGCCGGGGCTTCTGATTCGTCGTCAGCCTCGACTTCCGGGGTAGCGTCTGCAACGGTCTCCCCGGCTTTGGTCTCCTGCACAAGTGTCTGTCGGTTCACGGCAGCTTCCGCATACCCGTGCCTTAGCATTGCTTGCGCGACTTCGTCAGGCACATCGACGCCAACTTCGACTTCCTGTCCCACACGGAAGGTGCGGATACGGTCGTTGATCGTCCATGGTGCTTCACGCTTAATTCGCAGTTTCTTCATTCTATCCTCCTACCTTGCGGCGGTTATAGGGGGCCGAAGCCCCCTACGATTACTGCGCCACAGGGGCGGTAGCCGGATCACCGAGAACGGCAACACAGCCAAGCGTGCCGCCAGTAGTGACGCCGGTAGAAACGATCTGCAACCGTGCGTAGCGCTTCGTGGTAACGAAGCCAATGCGCTTGGTAACATTGTCGTCAGTTGCGGCAAACACTGGAAGCGAGCCGATCAGGTTGGCGGATGCCACGGTAGCTGCATCGGACAGGGCAGCATTGTCGCCTTCCTGCAATGCGATGGTGTACGTTCCATCAGTCAGGGTACCGGACTGGACGACAAATACGAGGGACTCGTATCCGGCTGTATCGATAATGGCACCGCTAGTGGTTGTGTTGGTCGAGATCGCCTGGATGTTCATTCCTACGCGGTCATCTACATTGCTCATAAGGTCTTTCTGCATGGTAATTCTCCCTTGAATTTTGTAGTGGAGGGGCGGTTATCCCGCCCCTCTAGCTGTCATCAGACCGCGCAGGTCAGCTTCTTGATTGCTTCAGGAAGCACAACCTTGCCAGCATTCCGGCGGTGCAATACGTACAGGACGAGGCCCGCACGGCTCTGGCTGTACGGATCACGCAGGATGGACGTGTTGACGTGGTCGGCCAGTCGGTAGCCACGCTGGAAGTCACCATAGGCGACAGGGGAAGCAGCCGCCGCGATGTCCGGCATGTCAGGGGTAATGACATACGGGTCACCGGCCACGGTTGCCGGAGCTCCTGCTGCCATCGGCACCCATAGGTAGGCACCAGCGCCATCCTTCAGCTTGCGAATGCGGGCATGTGTCAGACGATTGAACAGGAACGCACCGCTGTATCCACGCTTCAGCGCCCCCTGCAAATCGTAGAAGTTGTCCGCAGCAATATCGTTGGCAATGCCAGAGTTGGTGTTCGCAACAGAGGCATTGACGAGAATGCCCTCGAACTGGCCAACGCCAGTGCCGCTGATGAACTCGGCGCCCTCCTTCACGGCGAAAGCTTCACCCGCATCGGTATTGATTTCGGTCTCCATGTTGAAGGCAGAGTCATCGAGCTGCTCCAGCGAAATCGGAATGTCCACGGTCATGCGCGACAGGGTCAGCACTTCCTTTCCGTAGGCACTCTGGGACTGCGTATCGGTTGCACCCTGCCCGACGCGGTACGCGGTTGGGATGCTCGTGCGCTTGTTGATCTCGATGGAACCACGCGCAGTGCGCTGCACGCGGGCCAACTGACGCACCGGGCTCAGCTCGGTGATGTTCTTCAGAAGGTCGGCGGCCATCTCCGGCGGACACAGATAACCGCCATCCGGATCGATGTCAGAGCGGAGGAACTTCAGCTCATCCACGGTCATATTCTTCTCGCCCTTCAGAACGTAGCGCTCCATGGCCTTCATCTCTTCAGATGCTACCTTGTAGTCAGCGCTGCCTGATGGAAGGCGCGCCAGCTTGGCTTCCAGGGCGTCGATGCGCTCTTTCTGCTCTTCTTCCGACTTGCGGGAAGCCAGCAGGTCGGATGTCAGCTTGGCAGACTTCTCCTCGAACTTATCGAGGTCGGCCTCCATCTTGGCAATCTTTGCCTTGCCATCGGCGGTAGTCTCGCCAATAGTTTCCAGCGTTTCGCGGAACTCCTTGACGACTACCTCAATGTTTTCGTTATGGTCGCTCATAGCGAACCTCCTTCGGTTTATTTTTGGCCAAATTCGGCGGTAAGGCTACGTAGCCCTTTCGCCAAAGCCTCTGCACCCCCTGCATCGCGCAGGTTGTCATCAGTACCAGCATCACGCTGGCCCTTGATCTTTGAGGCCATCATCTTCGCAGCAGCCCGACTGAAGTTGGACTCCCGCAAAATATCTTCGAGATCGCGGACGCTGAGCGCCTCAATCTCCTCCACGCCATATCCGGACTTCTCCCATGGGGCCATCATGTCCATCTTGGAGTAGTACCGCGCAATGTGGTTCATGACCGGCTGGCGATCGCCTTGCGGCATGTCGACGCCGCCACGGGCGCCCTGCATGGCACCAGCGGCCGCGAAGATTCCGCGCGGCACGGCCATCAAGCGCCCATCAATCACATCGGCAAACTGCAACTTGTAGCTCCCGAAGTTCTCCGGGGCTTCCTGGTCGAACCAGAAGAAAGCATCCTTGTACCGAGCCGATGGCTTGTCGGTAGAATTGGTAAACTCGCGCACACGGTTCATGGCCGCAGTGGCATCCCACGGGCGGGCGCGATCGGCTAGAGGTAAGTCTTTGAATGCGGTTGCGCGCTTCATGCTGGTTACCAGCGCATCCTCATTCATGGGCAGCGTCACAAGGCTGATCTCCCA